CTATCATAATATACCTTAAATACTATTATTAATAACTACCAGGGGACGGCGGAGAGGAGTCTCTCTTTAGCGTCCCCTGGTGAGCTTGTTTACCTATTAGGCGCTAGCAACGGTAGCAGGACCGAAGAATTCACCTTGAATGGTAATTGTTAGAGTAGCTTGGTTAGCATCTGTTAGCTGAGGGCTAACGAGTAGAGCAGCAAGTTTACCAACGAAATAGAAGTTTGAATTCTCAACAGGAGAAGCAGTAGTACCGCCTAGACCTGAAGCGCCAGCTGTGGTTGTTAGACCAGCGGGTTTAGCGTTTAATAGTGAGAATTGGAATGCGTATAGGTTACCATCACCAACTAGCTTACCTAAGCCGCCAGTTACAGTAGGATCCCAGTCAGCAGGTACGTAGTTAATTGTAACTTCTAGTGTAGGAGCATCAGCCTGACCTTGAATCTGGCTTGAGTTCTTTTGACCATATACAGGTACGTTAACAACGTTAGCGGGAGTACCAATCTGAGGGAATTCGCGAACGTTCTTGATTTCCTTAACAGTGGTTTGTGTTGAAGCAAACTTGCTAACTAGTTCAGCAGTTGTGTCAACAGTAGTGATATCAGTAATAGGGGTGGTGTTTACTACTAGAGCAGAGTAGATACCAGCGCCAAGTGAAGAAATGTGTGCCATTTTATTTAATCTCCATACGATTTAAATGTTATTGAGTAATCACCGCGATATAGTGTATTATCAGCGGGATCGAGACCTAAAGTAGCGAATGTACTTGGTCCAAATTGTGTTCCATTTGTTAAAGTCTTACCTTCGAAAAAGGAATCGAGTGTGTCTGCAATTGAGTAGAGTGTTTTATCTCCATCACCTGCTTTGACAAAGACTGAAAGAATTAAAAGTCCAGAAAATGACTTTTTGAAACCATGGGCTTCTAAGTTAGCTTTACCTGTTAAAATACTAACTCTGATAAATGGTTTAGTCGTGTCAATTTTACCTGCATAGTTAGTTGGATAGGCTTTATAGCCAGTTAACTTCCATGCATTTGAGTTAAAAACTCCATAGATATCATCTTTTAATGCGGTATACATATTATCCTCCTGATAATGAGAGAACAACAATGAATGCATCTCGTGACACTACGCTACAATTGTAAGTAACGTCATCGATAGTAACCTGTGAATATCTATCAAAAACAATTTCTGGATCATTTCTGATTGTTAATGTGACTGTAGTAATTACGCTACCATCTGCATACCTCTTAGAACTACCCAAAAAGCCAAATGTAGAATAACTATCCTCGTCTTGTACTGTTTCTCCAGTACCAAAATCAAAATCACTAACAAGTCTGTTGTCAAAAGTAGCTGAAACTGAAAGATCTTTTAGCTTCTCAAAAGCCTTGTCTACAGATCGTTTTACTTTTGTTTTGAGAGACATTAGTTAGCCCTCCACCATGAACGTGAATTAGCGCCCTCTACAAGAAGAGGCTTAATTAGCTTACGAGCTAAATTAGGCACAACGGGTGTACGTGCTACATCGGAATTACTGTCTTTAAGAGTAATAGTACCAACAGTAATTTCTTCAAACGTTTGTGATTGACCGTCTAATAGATTCTCATTAGCCAGAAGATGATACGCTAACTCATAAGTTGCCTTTTTGAGTCTTGTAGGATACTCATCTTCTGGAATCTCAACCCATAGATTTAATCTAGGTTCGAAATACACAGCCCCACTACGAGGCCATGCAAGACTTTGATCGGAACTGACAGCAACACCAATGAATTGATTTTCGTCAAGAATCAGAGTTGCCGTGACTAATGCGCTCTCCTTGTCTTCATCATCTACATTGTGCCATGCAGATGAGTCGAGTCTTGTTTCAAAGTACTCTTCAGCTTCGTCAGGAGACACATAACAATTAATACCTTGTTCTAGTGCCATCAGTTCCTCCTAATGGATTATGCGTGGAGAATAGGTAGTACGCTTAGGTTTAGAGCGTTCATCTTACGTGCCCATGAACCAGCAGTACCGTAGGCAGCGTTGGTAGCAAAGGCGCTTGTTGAACCAGCCCAGTCGTAACCAGCGGGATGCATTACGAAACCGTAACGATACCAAACGTTGGTTGAAC